CAGTTTCCAGTGGGAACGTAAAACCGTTTCCCATCGTACTTATCATCCTCAGTTCCTCTTCATGCCCGTTTGGGTATCGGACAATCTTCGAGCGAAACAGCTTCAACCACTTGTAAAACAGCGGAGGAAACGCCCACTCACACAGAGAAACTGATATGCTATCACTAGCGGAGCTGAGATCTAGGGTACCGAAGTCCCCAGTCTTGCTTCCTTGTCTGGTGAGGAATCGATTCACGTCGGGTTGTTTGTCTAGGCGGATGCCCAGATGACTTCCCATTCGCTCTTCAATCCACGTACCTAAAGCCTTCTGCATAAGCATATTCAGCAGAGGCTCGGTACAGCACGTTCGCGAAATCTCCGAACTTTTTGCCACCGTAAACAGGGTGTTACCCCTGACCATCACGGGTCTGAACGTCTTTGACCAGGCTGTTAAGGCTTGGACCCAAGTGTCAGACTCAGAGACGGCGGCCCTAAATAGGGCTAAGACGTAAGGCTCAGTGTAGCTATGGTTAGAATCGAAGAGCTTCGAGTAGAAGTTTCGACTGTTCGCCATTCGGCTCGCACCTGGACCCGCTGCGAAGTGACCCCGGATATACTCAAGGTCAAAATTACAGCCGTCGATCTCGAAATCGGTAACCTTCCACACCTCATCTCGAAAGAGAGAGAGAAGATAGGCCACCGACTCACTATCGCCTTCATTAGGCGGGACAAAGTTGATTGACGCATTTAGTTCCCTGAATTTATCCAGGGTCTTTTGAATCGCATCATCGCTTTGTCCGTCCGGCGCTAACTTTTTATAAAGCGCCGAGACTTGTAAAGCAACCGCAACTGATTGACTCGACCAGCCCTCTGCGTCCGCTTGCGCGGTGCTGAAGGAGGCCTCATCGTAGGTCGCAGGGAGCCAACGAGATACATCTTTTAGAAAAGCGGATTTAACCATCGCGTAATCACGCATAGGAGTGCTTTCTGGGTGGCTAGCGGTTAGCTAGCGGAATTTGAACACGAGTCTGGCTTTCTCTCTGCAATAGAGAGAAATTGCGCTTCCAACCAATCGGAAGACGTGTAGCCTGCTTTCACAAGCGGCGCCAAACACAAGCAGAGGTGGGATGTCTCGACCTGCATCA